AAAACGAAATTTTAATGGTAACAACTCATTTGCGGAATTTAAAACCCTAATCAATCTGTCATCATAAAGCGGATCTGTTCTTTTTTTAGATGGCGGTATAGGGATAATTGAAAAAGGAGACCAATCCATATATTGAAAGTAAGAAGCACATGTTTTTATAGCTTGAATCTTATAGCTGTATTGCTCGTGAGCTTTCAGAGATACACTTTTCTTCAAATTAAGAATTAACTGGTTTGTAGGGCTATAATCATAGCCTTGTCTCGCTGTATATTCACACCAATAAAGACAAATATCACTTTCATCTAACTCAATATGATTATTTATAGAGGAGCAGTCAATTCGATTTAATTTCAAGCTATATCCTCCATTAGCACCGAACGAATATCATCGTAACTTCTTACTCTAATAGCTCCTTTTTTCTCATACATGGCTGGCCATCTAATATCAGGGTCTTCAAAGCATGAATTCAATATAAATAACTTTCGACCCTGCTGTAAAGCTGCTCTAGCCTGCGTTAATGTCCCTGATGTATCTGATGCTTCAATAATTATTGTTGCCTTTGTTAAAGCGGACATTGTTTTATTTCTCTCAGGAAAGAAATAACGGTTATATTTGTATGATTGATTGGAATAACGTATAAATGGAACTTGACTTATTAATAAGAAGTTATCCCTGATATATGATTGTAATTCTTTATTTTGTTTAGGGTAATACTCAGTAAGAGGCGTTCCAATAACACCTATTGTTCTACCATTTAATTTTAATGCTGTAGTATGCGCCTCCGTATCAACTCCTTCAGCTAATCCAGATACAATAGTAAAACCATCCTCAACAAGATGCTTAACTATTTTCCTTGTGCGTCTTTTGCCCTCTTCTGAGACTTTACGAGAGCCAACAACAGCAACGGATGGCGAGAAAACTAAATCCCATAATCCTTGAAAATAAAATAACTCTAATGGATTTTGGTCGTCCGTCAATCTCTCTGGATAATCAAGAGTTCCCCGTAATCTAATACCTAAATTATTAATTTTGTATTCTCTTAACAATTTAAGTAACTTTTCTTTATATTCTTCAATTTCCGATTCAGGTACTAAATCTGATGGTCTAACATTTTCTGCATCTTTAAACTTATCTGAAATTTTCTTAAATGTCGCACCCTCCCTGTTCCATAAAGCCTCATATGCAGAAGCCTCATGGAGAGGAGATACCACATTATCAAATATATTTGATAATTCAGAAGAAAATAAGTTCACGATTTAATCCTTTTGATTACTACATAATAAATAATAAATATTATTTATTTATAATTTATATCATTCTGACGTAAAAAGGAATATAAAAATTAAAATAACTGTGCAAATAAACAGTAATTAAAAAGGAAATATCTTATTTGCGAAACAGTCGTCTTCATAATGAAGATAACTGATAATAAAAACCGCCACTAGGGCAGTTTGTGTGAATTTATGGCTAATCCCTGCATGTACAGGGAACTTTTATAATAATGTTGGGCTCTATTGGTTTATCCCTGTGTATACAGGGAACATCATATGCCGTGATATTAGAGCTATTTTAGTAGCGGTTTATCCCTGTGTATACAGGGAACATACTAATTATAACATACTGTTT